TTAAAAACATTATATCAAAGACCTAATTCTAATGATATAGTTGGCAAACATGGTATTTTTATTACACAGCAAAGTAAAACCATTATAACTAATAAATGGAAAAAACCTTATTTTCAACCTGATAAAGACTATATAAGTTTTTATGCAGCGGGTAGTTTATATTCTAATACATTTGTTCCATTAAAAATGGCGTTTGACCAAGTTAAAGATAACGGACAAAATACAGATCTTCCACAATTTCCACTTCTCCCGGTTACTACTGCATCACCTACACCTGCACCTGCACTTGCACCTGCACCTGCACTTGCACCTGCACCTGCACTTGCACCTGCACCTGCACTTGCACCTGCACCTGCACTTGCACCTGCAAGTAGTATCCCAAGTGGTGTAAGTAAAGTGCGAGAACTTAGTCTTGATCAGATAAATGATATAATAAAAAATTCTAGTGATAATAGTATATACATTATAAATGGTGGAAGTTTTAATCCACCACATTTTGGTCATATAGGATTGTTTGAACTGGCATATCAAGCTATTCAGCCTAAAATACCTGGTCAGAAATACTATGGAGTTATGGTATTGGCGCCAAAAAGTCATATTACAACAAAAATGACAAAAGTAGAAGTAAGTAAAAATGCAGTATTAAGTTTAAATGCTAGAGTTAAACTATGTCAACTAACTATTGATGATTATCCATGGAAAGATCCTTCGCAGTTTGGACCACAAAATATGATAGTAGTTAATAAAGATGAATATGATCCGATGGGAACCATTATTGGAGATAAAACCCCTTCTAAAAAACAAAATATGTATTATTTATGTGGTTCTGATTTTTATTTCGATCAAAAAGATAGTAAAGGTAAAATAAAAAATGGACATTATGGAGCTCAGATGAATATGATATATAGTATTCGTGAATCATCATTAGATACAACACCAGACCCATACGACGGGAAAGGGGGTTTTAAGCGTATTAGAATAACAGAATCTGAATATAAAGATATGTCATCTACAAAAGTTAGACAAAATATATTAACACTTGAGCGCAATGCTAGTTTTAATTCACCGACTACCCAAGCAATAATTAAAAATATAGGAAAAGGTTCTTATTGTTACTTAGGTAATATGCCATACCTTATACCAAAAAATTATTATCATTTACAAGAAGTGGATTGTACAGAGACACTGGTCGGTGGTGGTAGTTATACCAATAAGTGCAAAACACTAAAAAATAGTAAACCAAAATCAAGAAAGATAAATAAACTTGCACTTAGATCTATATCCACGACCCGGTTTACAAAGAAAAAGCATAATTTAAAGCATAGTCATAACAAAAAGCATAAAACAAGTCGCAGTAAGCATTAATATGTCTTCTTAACACAAATACTACAAATATAAAAATACATACATAGTCTCGCATTATGTATGTATCTAGTTGCTGAGACGAATCAAACACTGCACCATATTAGTTCTTCATTGGATAACTCGGCGCCAATCAAAATACTACGATTCAACTCCGGATTCTCACTCGAAAAGAAACTAGGGCGTATTATACTCCAGTCTGTTTTTTCATCCAACAATCCAACCTTTGTGTATATAAATGCCGCAAGAGCACTACACCAAAAGCGTGATATTTTTTGCGGATCGGGGTCTTTCTTGCAGTATGCTTCAATCCAGTCACGCACCACGATATCGTAAGGTTTATTAAAAACACTATCATGTATTTCCTTCATTTTTTCATGTGTAAATGGGTTTCCTGTATGATAGTAGCGGTGTCTATGTGTATCAAGCGAATCTTTACTTGATTCAACAGGTGTGTTACTTTTATATAATAAATATTTTAAGATGCTTAATCCAGAGTAAATATATCCAAAAGTTGTTGAAAATGTATTTATAAACCTGTTTTTATTTTTAGTTATTAATGATGTACTACCTGTGCCAATATTAACTATAGTTGTATTAGTTTCGATACTATCTTCTGAAAAATGAACATGTAATCTTCGCAAAAATATTTTACCTTTATATGTGGTTATAAAATCAATGATAGGTGTAAGCTGCACTCCTATTTTTCTCTTACCATCTTCTGCGTCGGGTATCTGGGCTGTGCCTGACTGCCATACATATACACCCTTCAATGGTTTATCTAAATATGTGAAATCAGGGTCAACAACAACCATCCCAATATGTGAGAAATCACTTTGCGAACCATATTTTATAAGCCATCCAAATAATCCAAGTCCTTTTTGTTCAAGGTTGTCGCATAGTAGCAAGTCTCCAGTTTTTAATGTCTCTATACGTTTTGTTATATCTATAATTTGTTCACTATTTATCATTTTGTAGTAGTATAAAACAATATATATAACCTTTATATTTATTGTTTTATATATTTATTAACCTAGATAATTATTATATTCTTCAATATTATTGCAAATCTCACCCTCACCCTCACCCTCACCCTCACCCTCACCCTCATCTTCATCCTCATCCTTGTCATCAAAAATGCTATCATAACTTCCACTAAATAACTCCTTAAAAGCTGACATTAGTTGTTCTATATATGTTTTATCCTTGCATAACGAATTGCAAAGATTTTCTGATATAGCAATAGCTAATTCAATCCTACAAAAAAATTTAGAAAATGTAAGATTTTGTGTTTTTAATATTTTATTCACTTTGTATATTTCTTCTCTTCCAAAAAATATTTGTTTAACGTTAAGCGTATTATAGCATATATCGTAAATTTCTTTTATAATATTTTCGTTTTTAACGGAATCTATATTTTTATTTTTTATATTGTGTTTCTCTCCTCTCTCTCCTCTTTCTCCTTTATCAATTGGTTCAGATAGATACTCAACTATATACTTTGCAAGCTTTTCATAATTTCTTGATACCAAAATTTTAAAAAAGTTGAAAAATATATTTTGTTCTTCTCTTGTAAGCTTACCAATAATTCCATAATCAATAACTCCAATTTTTAAGATATAGTTTGTGTTTGTTTTTGTGTTTGTGTTTGTATCACAAGGTTCTTTCATAAAAATAATATTCCCAGAATGTAAATCTGCATGATATATCGAATCGTAAAAAAAAGATTTTATATTAAACTTTGATAATATTTTTGAATACTCATCTTTATCTTCTTCACAAATATTTTCAATCCTTTCACCTTCAATATAGTCCATAACAATAGCATTAGGGTTTGCTTCTGTAAAATAAGAATAAACATTCGGAATATATATATCTTTTACATCTTTGAAATTATTATAAAAAACTTTTATATTATCAATTTCTTTCGAAAAATCAAGTTGTCCTGTCATGATTTCACGATTTTCTTCAAATATGTCGTGTATGTTTATGTTACATAGGAACGGAATCTTATTTGCTATATTTACCAAACCTTCTATTTCGTTTATTGATTTTTCAAATTTCTCGACAATATTTTCGCGCCGATATTTTATAATTACTTGTTTCCCGTTAAGCGTAGCTTTATATACTATAGCAATCACACCGGATTTTATAGGTTCGCATCCATTGTTACTTGAACTAAAAGAACTTTTCCCATGAATAACAAGTTCATCCCCGTTACGTTTTGCAATACTTAACAATCCAAATAGTCCCTTATAGTCTATTTCATTTACATCATATTTAACATTGTCTGTATAATTAATAAAATAGTTAAACATATCTTTATTCATTAGTTTATTTTTTGTATTATTTGCAATTCCTTGAAATATTTTCGTGAAGAATATATTTTTATCCGCTAACTCCTCTGCAAGGCGTATTAGGATATTATTATAATTCTCGGTTGTTTTTTTGGAACACTTATATAATATATAATATTTTGCATATATCCCTATACAAGAGGTTATAAAATACGACTTCGACATAGTGGAAACAATCGTGGGTTTTATATTTATTAAAAATGAACCGATTTTCTCTAGTATATTTTTCGTGTAGTTAGTGGTTCCAACATCGGGTTCAGATTCTGATTCACCTCTTTCAAGCAGGCATTGCAATTCGTGTATGTCTATGTTGTCGGTGTGATCCACATTTATAATATCATTATTTTTCTTTGCATCAGTTCTGTAAAAAAAAGAGCATTTATCTTTTATACATTGTAGTGTTGTAAACATAGATAGTTAAGTAATATTTTTGTAAATGTAAATAGTTATTATTATGAATATGATAATAATTAATATATAATATCAATTATTATTTAAACTTGTTATTGTCAAATTAATATTTTGGTGGCGTTGGTGGTGGTGCATTAGTGTATTACTTCAATAAATTGTTTTAAATTGAGAAACACTTTTTTCATGATAAGACCCATTATATTTTCCATATAAATAGGCAGTGAATGACTTAATTCCAATTTAAAAATATAACTAATATTGATTTTATGATACGATTCAAAGTTTACTACCATAGATGATATCGTATTTATAACCTTATCATAATTTTTTAACTCTTCGGGGTTCGGATAGTCGACATCCGTACAATTATATGTTTTTTTATTTGGTTCACAAACTTCTGTAACTCTTACATACATGTATTTAGGCTTAATCCCTAAATCTGTTGCAAATGGTTTAAAAAGAAAAAGAACATTTACTTCGTTTAAATTTTTATTTTCTGATCCTGATGAAAGTGTTGTAGAGTCTATATTATGTATTTCAATTTTCTCAAAATTGTCTTTATTTAACGTGAACATTAAATTATATATATCTAAATTTATAATAGTATGCAAGTTTACCTTGTTATTCTCTGCTAAAAATTGTAATAAATAAATATTATTGTTTTTTTCACGTTTTAGGTGCATCTTTTCCTTAAAACAAATAGTCTTAAACTTATATTGTGAATTATAATTCATATTTTATTTTATTTTATTTTATTTTATTTTGATTTGATTTGATTTGATTTGATTAGTAAGCAGTCTATAATTATTGTTATTATGTATTTATATATATTTTATGAATTATAAAATTATTTTGATATTTAATCTTAATATGATAATATTTTACTACTATGTTTTACTATTGTGTCAAGACAATAATTTTTCAACATTCTTAATAAGATTCACTTTGTCCAAAACTTCGGTTATATTCGCCTTATGTTTTGTCATGAAGTATTGTGGATTTTTTAAAACACGATTTATAGTAATTATATCCATATTTATATTGCCTGTTAATTTTATAGAAAAATTAGGGAAATATTCTTCTATATTTTTACAACCCCAATAAAGGGGTATTGTATTATAAATAAATGGATTAACTATTTTTTCACTAAAATAATGGTCATGTGACGTATTTTCGATTGCAATAGTAAACATATAATTTTTACACATTTCTGCCATGGATTTGAAATCTCCATATATATTATTATTTTCGGGAAAACGCTGTTTATACATTTTTGTGCCATTGCCCCATATATCTATCGGCAATCTATTTTTCAATATATAATTTACAAGTTCGTGACGATATTTGTGTCCTGGTGTGTATGATTTATATGAAACCATAATCGACATTATTTGTGTTTTGTTTTGTATTGCCGCAGGGGTAGGAGTTTCATGAAACAGGAATCCATGATGCCCTATAAATGGTGGTGAAGGCAATTTACCTACTGATCCTATAAAATATTTTCCTATATTATTTACTGCATGTTCAATAAAGTTATTATAATATAGTCGTAAATATGAATTATTAGGTGGTTCATGTGCAAAACCAATCACACAATCTTTATCTACTTGAATATTTGGAGGTATGGGGCAATTTAATAAAAATACATGCGTATATGTTTCCGTAGTTGTAATATATATTTTTTTTGTTTTACCATAGTAGTCAATTTTTTGATAAAGACACATTCGTTCATAAGTTTGTTTGCATGATTCTGATGTGCAAAAGTCACTGAAAAAACGTATTCTTATATAGTTTTTTTTAAAATCAGCAATAACTTTTTTAAAATATTCGTTTTCATAACATGTATTATAGTGATTGATTTGGTATGGTGTTTTGTGCACTAACGTCACTTGATTTATATTAAACAATACTGAATCATATATACTTAACTGAAGCCACAATTGGTTCATACAAAATTGTGTTATTTTGTCTGGGTCTATGTTTATACTTTGGGTTTGGTCTGTATCTGTCTCTGTTTTTATGTCACTTTTTGATTGTTGCGAATTCATATATCGCAAAATATCTCTTTTAAAAACAACACTACTATTTATAAAGGGGTTAACTTTAAAAAGACTATAATAGTATAACCCATTGGTTGGTATTTCTGATATTTCGGATTCTACACCAGAATCATATCTACTTTTTGTCCCAATTACATCTATCTTTGGGAACTCTTTTAGTTTTGCAGTTTGAAGTTCTAGTTTATTTGGTTCCCATATGTCGTTTACATCTAATATTCCAATATAGTTATAAATTGCGTCGTTATTTACTACATGTAACAAAGTTTGAATATATGTTTTAAAATATTCTCCATAGGTTTTTACTTCAATTCGCTTATCTTCAAATGCGGGTGTGGATGTGGGTGTGGATGTAGACGTATTATAAAATACGATTTTTAATTCCCAATCCTTAAATGTTTGATTTATTATGGATTGAACGCATGTTGATATTGAAGACATCGTTGTATCGGTTGTGTTACGTATAAGACATACTATAGATATCATTTGTATTTGTATTTGTATTTGTATTTGTATTTGTGTTTGTATTTGTGTAAAATATATATAATAAAAATATATTTTGATATCTTTATTATATTTTGGTGTATTTGTTGTATTTGAATTAAATATCTAAACTGATAGTATTCTTTTCAGATTTAGGTTTGCGTTTGGTTCTGCTTGGCATATTATCATTTTGCAAATCTTTCAACTCGGAAATACTAATCGTGCTCCCTTTTTCTTCAGCGTTGTTTGTGCTGCTGCCGACACCACCACCCCCAAATGACGCCATATCATTACCGCCACTTCCACTTCCACTTCCAGGAATATTTATACTTTTGGTTTTAAGTCCGGAAAGAATATTACTAATATCGCTTGGTCCTCTCATTTCAGGGCGCGGATTTTGTGGATTAGGGGGAGGCGCTCCACGCATCGACTTGTTTGTAAACGCATTTACAAAATTGTCTGTCAGGTTCACTCCATCATTCATACCTCCTCTACCAAAATTCAGGTCAGGGCGATTCGAAATATCGCCTTCTCTTCGCGGGGGTGGAATTGAGTTGGGTCCCTTTGTAGCAACAGCTGCGGGTGGCGGACGCTGGTTATTGAAGTTGCTCGACATTGGTGGGGGCGCTGCCATACCTCCCATTCCACCCCCTCCTCCTCCTCCGCCCATCATGTCACCCATAAAGTTCCCGAAATTGGGTGATGATTGTGACATCGTATTTACAGCCGCTTGCGTGAATTGTTTCATAAGTTCAGGATTTTGGCGCATAATATCGTCCATACCAGGCATGGCGGATTTGAACATCGTATTTGTCATATGAAGCATAATCGCGCTTCCACCCAATTGAAAAAGCAATTTTAATTCAGGTGCCATCTTTGCCTTCGACTTATATTTCTCATGCAGTTCCCCAAAAATCTCATCATAGTCGTCAACATTTTCGTTTATTTGCTCCGACCATCCATCCAATTTCAAATCAAAAGGATCGAACTTATTATTCAAAAATTCTATACCAGTAATTGCAGTCATAAGTAGTTTCTGTTGAAACTTAATGCTATTCTTCTTCTCGCGTTCCTCAACATGTGTTTCGTATTCGCCCTTCATTTCAAGTAGTGACGACTCCATGCTGTATTTCTTACTAAGACGAACACCCTTTGTTTCAAGTTCTTCCAACTTTTGTAACATTTTAAATTTTTCGCGCAACAATTCTTCTTTCGACATTTGGGGCGTTGCGTCCACATTTGCATCAGGGTTTAGTGGAATATTGCTAAACTTACCAAACCCATCCCATGTTTTATTATCATTGTCTGTATTCGCAGTAGATGCACCAACATTGCTGCCACTAATATTATTATACTTTGGTTCGGAATACCCACCATCACTTGCATCATCGTCGTTGTAAGTGTTCAGTTTTATACCGCCACCACCGCCGCCTGCATTCGCACTTGAACTACTGCTTCCAAAAAAATCAGACTTGAAATTCTTTGATATTTTTTTAACACCACCACCACCCCCTCCGCCTCCACCTCCAATTGCATCCGACAAATCATTCAACTCATCTTCCAGTTCATTCAGGTCATCTAAATCAATATTGTCGCCACCTCCGCCGCTGCCACTTTTATTACCAGTTTTCAGTTTGTCATTCATAAGCAACTCAAGGCCTCCACCGAAGTTGACGGATTTGGTTCCACTGCTGCCACCTCCACCGCCGCCGCGACTACTTTTATTATTAAAGCCATTATCTAAATCAGATAAATTTCCAAGGTCAATGATTTCTTCCATAATGTTGTATTATCAATAATAATAATCTATAATTTTAATTTTAAGTTTGTGCGCATTATAAATATATATTTGTGAAACTATATGCGATATATATAAATCAAACTAAATTTATCATATTTTTGATAGTAAGATAATATATTCCTTGTAAAAAGCAATCTGCAAGATCGTCTTTCTTTTTATTTTTGTTCAGATATCCTTTAAAATTGACAAATTCTTCTTTTGTTTCTAAAAGTTCGGCAGTTATTTCAACACTTTCTGCTTTTCGTTCTGTATATGTTGTTTTCTTTTTTGTCATAAACATTTTTAGTTTATTTGATGCTGAGATGAATTCAATATGTGGTGTATGTTTCATTATAAAATATTGTGCAATCATTCCTTGCAGTGTTTTCATCCGGCTTGCAATCGTGCTAATTTGGTTTTCAATAATGGCGATATCTATTTTAGTGTCAGAAACCTCTAGCCCTCCCATTCCTAAAACATTATCAAGCTCTTGCATCATATTTTTACCGATAGTTATTAAATCAACATCCATTGCTTTGACATTTTCAATATGTTGTAGGTAGTTTTTATGTAATTCTTGTTTTATCATATTGATTAGGTCATCTTTTGTATTTGAGTTTGGTTTTTTTGTATTTGTATTTACTATTTTATTTACTATTTTATTTACGGGTTTCTCTCCTTTCTCTCCTTTCTCATCGAGAACAATAGACAAAGAAGCTAAATGTTCTACAGGGGATAGAGCAAAGTTATACTTCACGATTAGTTCTTTCATGTCTACTAATTTCATTTTTCTTATTTTTTTGATATCTAATTCATAAGAAGGAATCTTGTATTTTGATAATTTTGCATGTTTATTACAAAAATATTCTGTTTCATATTCGGGTTCCTGATTTTCATTTATTTCGTCTTTCTCCCCTTTCTCTCCTTTCTCTGTAGTTTCACATATGTCTTGTTCCTCTTCCTCATTGTCATCGTCATCGTGACTGGTTGTGCTAAATGTCTTACAATATTTCGCATCTTGCACGCAACCTAAAGTGTTACACTTTCTTACTATCGGAGTGCAAAGATTGATAACATCCCATTTTAATATTTTTACTTTGCATGTAGTTTCGCTTACTTGAAAAATACAATATGCTAAATTTTTCATCCCGACATCGAAGCTTATAATGTTTTTTGTTTTTTCCATGGTGTATAAAAATACATAGTATGTTTTTATTATGTATTTTGCGTCGAATATATTTTGCGAAGACATCATCGTCACGATTTTACAAATAAAGATTTTGGAACACGTCTAGTTCCATGCCCGTTTATTTTGACAGAACGTAGTGCCATCTTATATGCTCGACTTGTTTTATGGTTACATCCCTTGTCAAGAATACTAAAATCAACTGCCGCGCTTTTCCCGCCGGTAATTGCACTTGCAAGACGAGCACGCCCCCATGAGTGTGCGGTCTGGTTGGGTCTACTACCGGATGAAAAATATGCACCTTGACCTTTCTTCTCAATTTGGCGGAGGGCGGAAATACTGCATCCAGTCTTTTTGGCAAGTTGGGATGAAGGAAGAATATCTTCTACGCCATATATTTTCCTCGCATGAAGAATATGCTTTGATACTTTGCCAGGATAGGATGCCACGGCTTTTCGCGTATAATACTTTTTCTGCTTATAAAGTTTGCGGGATTTATCTAGTTGCTTTTTTTCAAATAGTGTATCGCGTCTGGATAAAATACGGGGTAAATATTTTGATGCGTAATGTTTTAAGGTTTTTGGTTTCATAGGTATTATGATGAAGTATATATAATATATATTATATATTATATATTATCTGTTATTATTTTACATGTTTGTGTAGTTTTCTTCACTAATCCTCTTCCTCTTCATTAACCGGTGTTAGTCCATGACCCATACCCATACTTTGCCCACGACTAGTAGTTGGTGATTTAAATTTTTGCTGTTGTGACATTAATTTTTCTATTGCTTTTTGAGAAATTTGACTTGCTCGATTTCTTCTTGAACCTGTTGAACTTCTTGGTGGTGGTAGTAGTGGTGGTTCATTTTGTTTATGAATACCTTTGAGATTTCTAGAACTTATTCCTGTTCTTCCACTTCTAGAAGGTGCCCTTGAATTACTTGTTAGTTTTTGTCCTCTAGACGATCCTCTAGACCCTGTAGACATAGCAGCATTTCCATTACTTGTATCTTCTGGTGAAATATCTTGAGAACTCATCATAAACTGAGTTATAAGCTTTTTAGTTCTAGGAGATTCAGGATTAAAATTAAATGATGTTTGAACACGAGGTGCGCGACCTTTCTCAGTATTTTCTTTTTTAGGGGCTAGTTGCATTTTTGAACCTATGTCTGTTAAATACGCATTAAACTGGTCAATTTCTTCTTTACCATCAGTCGAGTCTTTATAATAAGCTTCAGTTAACTCATTAGCGCGTTCTACTATTCTTTTTATTTCACAATCACTTATACCTCCAAATAAAAGGCCTTTAGCCTTGCGTAAATCAATTTCAGAACCAACTACTTGTCTTTTATTTGGCTTTTCAGGATGTTTTTTTCGCACAGCAATTACCATATGATAACCCTCTGTACCTAAACCAAGTTGGCCAAGAAATCTACGTGCATCTCCACACATTATAGAAAATGAATTTTGTCCTGGTGTTTTTTGTTTAACAGATTTTACACTAATATGATATGGAAGACCAGACACCTCTATAGGAATATCAAATTCTGCAGTCGGGTTTTTTTTATTAAACTTAAAATATAATTCTTCTGCTTCGGGGGGCATAAGCCCTTGCCTAATATAATATCTAATTGTTTTTGGTTCAGCTTTAATCCCTGATGCTCCTTTTGCTCGTGCCTTTGGTGTGTTTGGTATTTTTGGTGCCTTTGGACCTCCTCCACTTTGATATACTTTTTTAGTTTTATGATGTTTACCTTTTTTGTTTTTATACATAGTTTTACGCAATAATGCCTTAATAATAGTTATAGTCTTGTTATGGCTATGTTTTACTCTTCTTCGTCTTGTTGCCATTTATTTTGTATTTATTTAAAAATTACTATATACTATTAGTAGATATTATCTTAATTTGTAAAAATAAGATAATGAATAATTGGTTCTAATTTTACATAATTGAAATATTTAATTAGTCACCAATATGAGCAGCAGGTGAAGATGATGCAGGTAGTGCAAACTGGAAACTACGCGAGTTGGACTTAGGTGGTGAAAATGTTAGAGCATATGGATTTATAGAAAAATTACTGCTACTCGAGGCTGGTGTTCTTTGTTTTTTTAATTTTTGTCCACTACTTGCACTTGCAACTGCACTTGCAATTGCACTTGGCATTTCACTTGCACTTAGCATTAGTTGTTGAAGTTCTTCTTTAGCTGGCGAAGGTCTTCTTTCTCTTTTTGATGGTGTTGGTGCTGGTGCTGTTAGTCTTACTGGTTCTGGTTTACTTCTTGCACTTGCTCCTTTTGCACTTGCTCCTTTTGCACTTGCTCCTTTTGCACTTGCTCCTCTTGCACTTGGTCTTCCAAAACCGAGTGATGCAGCATTTTTGGAGAGAGGAAATGAAGTCGGTGACATTAAATCAGTAACTATTTGATCGGCATCCTCAAGTGTTCTTACATTTAATACTGCTTGAAGACGGCATTGATGCTTACATTCTTTTAATTCTTTTCCCACTTTTGATGATATTTTAGGTGCTAATGAAAATAATGTTCGTTTTTTTTTCATTTCTACTTGTAGTTCTTTTACCTGACGTTTAATCTCAGTAGTTTCTCTTTCTATTGTTTCTAACTCTCCACTATCTTGTGCTCTAGTAAATAATATCGATAAATCTCGTATTCTTTTTTCTAAATCTTGACGTTCTTTAGGTGTTCTATACCCCCCCCAAATGGCATCTAGTTGAGAGTCAATCTTGTATACTCGTATAGTTTTATCAGGTATAACTTTCCCAGGAGTCTCGATGTTATAGTAAATTATTACTAAAGTTAAAGGTTGGCCACCTAATATTTGTCCTACAAAACGAACGGCATCGGCTGAACATATTTGAAAACTACATGGACTATCTATGGTTACCTCTTTTTTTTTTTTCCCAACCTTATTACCAATTCTTTTACTTTTTATACTTACATCTCCCATTCCATTTGTTAAACGACTAGGTATATCATGTTCAGCTGTAGCGACTAATTGAAGGTAGGCCGCAAACATCTCTCGCCGTGTATCTGGGAAGTATTTTTTAAAAAAATTTAGAGCATATTGTTCTTCAAGAACTTTTCCAAATAATGTATTTTTACTTGGATATTCCATACATCTTCCTCCTGTTGCTGGATCATACCCCCTATATCTATAAAGTTCTTCTAGTATCGCCTTACCCCTAGGGGAATGTGGTTCACCCCGTATTATATCAATTGCAAGTTTTATATCCTCCTGGGTTGCAGGTTCTTCACCACCATCATATAAATCTTCTGTATCTTCTTCATCCTCCTCATCATCGGAATATTCTCCACCAGATTGGTATAATATTCTATTATTTCTTCTATAGTGATAAACCTTTTTTGTTTTACATTTTTTTTGTCGTATACTTTGTCGACATTTTTTTGATTTTTTATTTTTATATCGACTAGTAATTCGCCGTTTATATTTTCGTCGAATTGTTTTCATATATATAGTATAAATATATGAAAAAATATAATTAAAAAATGGAATTATATAATAATATAATAATTATTATTTTTCACCCCCTTAATTCGAACGCGCTAAACCTTGTATCAACATTTGTGATTGAGAAATATGTGGCGCGCTCATCCGGCTCTGCAGTTCATTCCGCGAAAGATACATATTTTTCAGGTCGCTTGTTTCATAGCCAAATGGCTGGCTATTATCTAAAGCAGATGGAAAAACAAACGGCACATTCGATTGTGAAACCGGATTTTGGCTCCCTATGTAAACAGGTGGACACGCCCCGCAGTTGTTGCATGCAGATACAGAATTTGACTGCATTATCTTGACTGCATTGTTTTGCAAAAAAGTTCTATAATCCCAGTTGGATTTGATATCATTGTTTTCGCGGATTTTCTCATTTATAATTGCACCTGGTTGCCAGGTCGCATAGTTTCTACCATCCGCCATAATAGGCGGAAAATTGAAGTGGATATTACTTGATCCAGAGTAGCAAGTTCCCCAAGACATTTTTGTGTTTTTGGTTGTGTCTGTGTTTTAGGTTGTGGTTCGTTACTAAACTACTATATATACTTTATTGTATAATTTATTATAATATATATAATAAAATATTAATACTTTGCTAAATAATATTTGCTATTTGCTATTTGCTATTTGCTATTTGCTATTTGCTATTCGTCATTCACCTATCCTTGGGTCAAATGTTTGATAAGTTCTTTCTTGTTAAGTTTGTTAATAGCCGTCTCATTATATTGGAGCCCATCTGCTGATAATTTAGTCTTCAAATGTTGCTTAAGTGTTTGAACATTCATTGAGTTATAGTCTGTATGCTGCTGTTTATCGGCTTTAAAAATAGTCTTAATTTCGGTAGTATCGGTGAGAGAAGTTTCTAAATGTTGTTGTTGTTGTTGTTGTTGTTGTTGCAAGGGTAATGATGCATGTTCATGGAGTTCTTGCACTTTTACTTCAGTATCATCGCTGGTTTCTTCATCGTCATTCTCATTGTCATCATCACTTATATCCTCGTTGTCATCATCGTCATTGTCGTCGTCATCATCACTTACATCATTGGTGTCGTGTTTAGACTCAGAGCTTACAGCATATAAAGGCTCTGTCAACTCAATCACTTTAATATCATCGCCGGTTAAGTGTTCGATGGTGTGTGCGTGTGTGTCTAAAGCTCCGCCGTTGTTAAATATTATTTTTTTTGTAGTATTCTCGTGGTTCTCATCGTTCTCTTCCTTCTCATCCTCGGACGATGATGAATCAGTGTCATCATCTTCAGAGTCAGACGAGGATTCAGATTCGTCATCATCGTATTCGTCGTCGTCGTCGTCGTCATCATCGGAAACATCAATCAAGTCATTTGGATGACGATTTTGATTACCTGGAATACCCGCACCCTCACCTGCGCCACCCTGTTGCATCTGCATTTGAACATGTTTCATCATTTCATCATCATTTACTATATTTCGCGGATGTCCTCCATTTCTCATACTCATTACTAAAGATTGTAATACTTTTGCCTGTTCTCTTTGTGAAATCTCTAAAATTCGCAGCTTAAACCGGAAGAATATAAAAATTGCAGAACATATGATTAAAGTAATAAGAATATTGAAAATAGTTTGTGAATGGAATAGTGACATCTTTTATTTTTATACATAAATAAAAATAAAATATTTAACGCTTTAATGCTTTCTTAATTACATCGACATCAAAAGTTGTTTTGTATTTTCTATAATTGTCTTAGGATATTCTAAATCATATAATACTTTGATACCTCCTTTAATTTTAGATATACCTCTTTCCAATTTATATAAATATTTCACGTTGTAGTCTTCTTCGACGTCTACTTTCATTTTATAGTTTTTAATTTTTTTATTTGTTTTTAAGTTATTGCATAATGAAATATAATGGGTTGTAAGCATAAGATCAACATTCTTCATGCTTGACAAGTAGTCAATATACCCGTATGCACTTGCTACTGCTTCATAAGGATTTGTTCCTGAATACAATTCATCAAAAATACAAAAGTGACGTTTATCATTTTCTTTTTCTAAACTATCTAAAATCTCTTTACAACGTCTTGACTCGGCCTGGAATAAACTATCGCGTCCGGATGTATCTGGAATATTCAAATAGCTGTGCAGATAGTCATAAGGTTTAAGATTTGCGCTATCATAAAATCCGTATCCTATTTGTTGCGATAGAATAATATTCATGAGTGTTGATTTGATAATCGTAGTTTTGCCTGCAGCATTCGGGCCTGTAATTATGATTTTTTTATTTATGACAACATCATTTTTAATTGGTGTTTCATATGGCGGATAGTATAACTGCTTAAAAGATGTGTGTTTTTTCAAAGTGGATGAAGATGTAGAACTTTTACTTCTTGAAGATTTGTCAGATTTAGTAGATGTTTTGGAGATGTTTGATGTATTCTTTTTGGATTTCTTATTTTTATTGTCTTTCTCTTCGTTCTCTCCTTTCTCTTCGTTCTCTCCTTCTGGCAACTCATCTGCTTCAATGACTTCATCAGCTTCTGTATCATCGTCGCCAATAAATACACAAGGATTGATTCGCGAACTATCAATCATTTGTTTGATATGGTCAACATTTTCATAAAATCCATTGAAACCGAAACTATAGTCAACGCATGATTTTATATCGTGGTCGACAAATATTTCATAGTTTAGTTTCATAAGTTGTCCAATTTCGGTGAATTTCTTAAAGTTCACTGCAAAGGGTTTGATTTTACTAAAGACACCACATAGTTTCTCCAAGTGTTGCACTTTTGCCTTCAAATCATTTGTAAATTCGCGATAGGTTATAAGATTATGCGACATTTGAATAACATGTTTCATATTTCGAATCGTGTATCGAAAGTAGTCGTTCAGAATAAATATATTTTTGTGAATAAGAATCATATTTTTGTAAAATCGATAGCATGACATAACATTCTGGTAAACCTGAATAAAATAGAAGAAAACCGACATGAGAACATAGATGCGTTTATCCCATGGCATACTTGAAAAATCCAGAAGCGAAAATACCTTACCTATTGGGTGGCTTGAAAGAATTGTTTTCAAGGATGCGATATAGGTTGACAACGATACTTGTGATTTTTGAATCTTCAATAAGAAGAACGGAATAAACAATAAAATCAAAGGCGAAAGCAGCGAAATCACCGGCGATGTCAGGTTATAAACGCTCATAAGTTGCATGGCCACTGGCGATTTATTTAGACTATCAAGCATCGGGAACTCAATATAACTGAAACGCTGTTTAAAATTCTTATCGCCGGCAATATCGGTCCATAGTTTATCAATCGTGTTGTAAACGTCATGTGGGAAAATAATTACTCCAGATTTGGTAGTGGCACTGGTGCCTGCGTCATCGCCTGTCTTGTATGGTTTATAAGTATAGTTATTTTTATCGTCTAAAATCATTCGCAAAGGTTCGCTAAGTTTGCAGCCATATTGATTTACATAAGATTGATAAAATGTTTGCGACTCTTTTAGAAAGTCTACATTTGTAGTATAGTAGCGACTCCATAGTGCGACGTATCGTTTACTAAAGGTGGACTCAGGTTTAAAAATGGTTTCATACATGGGGACACAATCATCATTTTTTGCTTCAAGTAGTTCTAAATCATTTAAAATATTGGTATTAATTTCGCGCTTATCACTATCTTCTAAATAACAGATGGGAAGTTTAAAAGATGTTTCCGGGGAAGAGATATTTTTATTATTGTGTTTTGATTTTTCTTTTTTTTGATTTTTCTCTCCCTTTTCTCCTTTCTCTGTATGTCCATCTGGTTCTTGTTCTTGTTCTTGTTCTTGTTCTTGTTCTTGATCTTGCTCTGGGTTATTGCCAGGAAATGTCTTCAAATATTTACTCACTTCGTTTGTCAACTGCATCGTAAAAGAGTTTGCACTTGATTTGCCACTCGGGTCTTTTTTAAGTTGTTCTTGTTTTATTTTATCATTTATTTCTTCTAATTTTTTTAGTTGCGCTTCTTTCACATCTGTTAAAATTTTATTAATGTCAAACATTTTATAGTGTCCTATTATTTTGCTTTATATCTAAAAATATTAATAATAAAATAAATATACGAATTTATTTTATTATTTATTTTTTTGTATAATGTTTTCTATAACATATAGTATAAGGTCTTGCATAATGCAAATCTAATCAATCGCAATATTTGATGGCAACTCGTCAACTATGGTATGGTAGTGTCGCTCAATCTCTTTCATCGTTTTCATATCCCATCTAGTAACAAAGTTAATCGCGGTTCCTTTACGCCCCCATCGTCCCGAACGCCCAATACGATGCAAGTATTTAAATACACATTTAGGTAGGTCAAAGTTTAATACTGTTCTAACCTGTTGCACATCAATACCGCGTGAAGTAACATCAGAAGAAATAAGGACACGATATTTTCCTGCCTTAAACTCGCTATACGCCTCATCGCGTTTTGACTTTTCCATGTTGCTGTGGATACAGCATACAGGGAATCCGTCATTCTGCATCGCCTCTGTCAAATCCATGACACGTTTAATGCTATTACAATAAATAATACATTGCGACATTGAAATAATATTGAAAATATCCTTAAGTGTTGCATATTTTTGCGAATCGTCGTTAAGGGCGACATAATATTGTTTTATACCTTCAAGCGTCAGCAACTCCGACTTTACCAAAATACGCACAGGGTTGCGCATAAATTTATCTGTAAGTGTTTGTAACTCGAGGGGCAGCGTTGCGCTAAACAATCCCACTTGCACATTGTTATTCAGATATTGAAAAATATTATAAACTTGTTCTTTGAATCCAATCGACAACATTTCATCCGCCTCATCCAAAACAAGAATAGAAATATCTTTTGCAATGATATTGTTTCGCCTCATCATATCATAAACACGTCCAGGGCAACCGACGATAATATGTGGTGTATTATTTTTAAGTTCAAATGCATCGTCATCTGTGGAAGTTCCACCAATGAGCAGATGATATTTAATATTTTTATTTACAGAACCAATACTTGAAATGACTTCGTAAATTTGTTTTGCAAGCTCGCGAGTAGGTGCCATAATAAGACCCTGTGTTTTATTAAGTTCAGGGTTTATGTTTTGCAAAACACCAATCGTAAAAACACCCGTTTTACCAGTTCCGGATTGAGCCTGTGCAATAATATCCCTTCGGTCAAACATAGTCAAAAGCGCTTTGCGCTGAATCACACTTGGAGAGTCAAATCCATAGGAGTAAACACCCCGCATGATATCTTCATTGAGAATACCCTCGAGGTCTTCCCACTTATCGAATTCCTTGGGGGGTCTAGATGTATCGACCTCTACAGGAGTATTTAAAACTACAGAATTTTGGGTAGTATCTACCGATGCAGGAACAGCAACAGAAACTGGATCTGATGCATGTTCTGATCTCTCAGATGGAGTAGGCACTCCGGAGTTATTATATATTCTATTAATATTTAATCCGCCACCATTTCTATCATTTCCATTTCCATTTCCATTTCCATTTCCGTTTCCATTTCCGTTTCCGTTTCCGTTTCCATTTCCGTTTCCATTTCCGTTTCCGTTTCCGTTTCCATTTCTATCATTTTGATAGTTAAAATTAACTTTATTGCCACGATTCATGCGACCATTTGGTCTACCTTCAAATCTAGATTCATTTGGTAAAGATGGATCATTCTTATAACGGCTATTATTACCCGCATAGTTAGAACGATATACATAGTTAGTGCTATTTCCGCCACTATTCACATCAGCACCATTTGGTGCAGTATATTTATTACTATTATTAGCGTGGTTAG